GAAACAGGCCCTGGTTACAACTCTAAACGTCAAGAAGCAGTTGATTCTATGATGGGATTATTAGGTGCTGATCCTACATTGATGCAAACTGCTGGTGATTTAATTTTCCGTAATATGGACTTCCCAGGTGCAGAAGTCATCGCAGATAGACTTGCAGCAGCCAATCCTATGGCTCAGATTGACGATAAATCACCTATTCCACCACAAGTACAAATGCAGTTGGCTAACGCTAAACAACAAATTCAACAGCTTCAACAACAAATTCAAGCCGAAGAAATGGATAAGAAATATCGTGCTACTGTGCAACAACAAGTACAAGAAGCTGAAACAGAACGTGAGAAGATGCGCCTGCAAGTTAAGCGTGAGGATACTCAAATGCGTACAGACACTACAGCGCATGACACAGTTATCAAGACTCAGACTCAATTAGAAGTAGAGCAGTTAAAAGCGCAAGTAGCTATATTGCTTGCTGGAATGGATCGTCATCAAGCTGCGTTAGCAAATGCAGAAACTACAGAAAGAGCAATATGAAAAAAGAAGATCACGCAGCTTATGTATCAAAAGAATTATCTAAAAAATACAACAAAGAGTTGCATGAAAAAGCTAAAACTCATCCAAAATATGAAAGTTTAAGATCAGTAGTCGGTAAAAAACAAGCTATGGATACAGTTTTAAACGACATAAATATGGGCGATTCTGAAAGAAGCGTTAAATAATAGTGTTGTAAATAAGCAACATTTATGTTATAAAAGCATTTACCTACCAATGGGTTCATTGGGTTAATTCTTGGAGTTATCCATGTCAGAAGCAAATGTAAGAACGGCAGATAATGTCGTAACAAGCGATAATTTAGCGGAATGGACTGCTAATAAACTTGGTTTAGCTAGTGAGGAAGCCCCTGTTGCGGCTGAAGCAGTCGAGGAAACTCCTGATTCAGAGCCAGCAGTTGAGGCACAAGCTGAGAGTGAACCAGAGGCAGAAGATGAAGCAGAAGTAACAGACAAGCCTAAACAAAATCCCAAACTTGAAAAACGATTTTCTGAGCTTACAAAACGAGCCAAACAAGCTGAGGCAGATAAGCAAGCATTAGAAGCACGTTTACAAGAACTTGAGAGCAGACAAGCCCCTGCATCTCCAAAAGTTGATCCTGTCATCGAAAAACCACAAGCATCGCAGTTTAATGATGCTTTTGAATACGCTGAAGCATTAGCCGAATGGAGCGCAGAAAAGGCATTAGAACAGCGTGATATACAAGAACAGCAACGCAAGGTAGATGAACAGAGAAACGAAGTAATCAAGTCGTGGTCTGCAAAACTCGAAGCTGCTAAAGCTGATATTCCTGACTTTGACGATATGGTAGCTTCTAGCAACGTGCAAGTACGAGATGAAGTACGAGATGCAATTCTAGAATCAGATGTAGGCCCACAAATCCTATATCACCTAGCATCAGATGATGATTACGCTAGTAAATTGGCAGCAATGCCGACTAATAAAGCACTCAAGGAATTAGGGAAATTGGAAGTTCAATTCGAGCGTAAAGAAGCTCCTATTGAGAAAAGCGAAACTGTTGCTCGTAGTAAAGCACCAGCACCGATTAAGCCTTTAACTGCCGGAAAAGGAACTTCAGACGTTCTTATTGATGGCAATGGAGCATTTCATGGGACTTATGCCCAATGGAAAGCTGCAAGACAGGCTAAACGGATACGCTGATATACCCAATATTTAATAAAGGAAATAAATCATGGCAAATAATTTGCTAACCATTTCCAAGATCACTAACGAAGCGTTGATGGTCTTAGAAAACGAATTAACATTTACATCAGAAGTAGATCGTAACTATGACGATCAATTCGCTGTGGTATAAAGCCTGCCTCAGTTTTTACTGTGGATCTTATATTTGAGGTGGTAAGATCGGTAACACAGTAAACGTCCGTAAAAAGAGTTAGGTGTGCGGACGAAAAAGTTTCTCTGATTGACTTGGAGTCCCAGAAGTGGGTAACAAGGGGCAAGCGAAAGCAGCCTGAACGACTAAGTGAGAAGCCCCGAAAGGGATGCGATAGTCTGAACTAGGATATAACTAAAGAAGTCCTAGAGTGCGATTCGAAGAAGTTGCACCGCCATGAAAATGGTCAGTAAGTCGAAAGACTGAAAGTAACAGAATGAAACCTGGACGCTTTATTGGAACTACAGGGCCAGCCCTGAACGTAGAAGATTTCAATGAAACTTCTGTGCCTGTAACTTTGTCAACACAGTTCCACGTTGACACACAGTTCACAACACAAGATTTGGCATTGTCTTTGGATATGTTCTCTGATCGTGTATTGAAGCCTGCTGTTGCCGCTATTGCGAACAAAATTGATCGTGATGGTACATTGCAAGCTGCTAACAATACTTACAACATCGTAGGTACTGCTGGTACACCCCCAACAGGTTTGATTACTTACCTGACTGCTGCTGCTTACCTTGATTCTGAAGGCGCACCTCGTGATGGTCGTAGATCATGTATCGTTGAGCCGTTTACTTCCGCTACTATCGTTGACAGCTTGAAAGGCCTATTTGTGCCACAAGAAGCTATTGGCGAACAGTATCGTAAAGGCTTGATGGGTCGTGACTCTGCTGGTATGAACTGGAAGATGGATCAGAACGTTGTAGCACATACATTCGGTTCTTTTGCTGGTACAGCTACTGTAGCAACTACAACTGCTACTGGTTTCTTGACAAGTGGTTGGGCATCAAGCTCAAACATCACTTTGACATTGACCAATGGTGTTTCATTAAACCAAGGCGATACATTCACAATCGCTGGCGTTTATGCAGTTAACCCACAAAATCGTCAGGCTTATGGTTCAAACAAGCTACGCAACTTTGTTGTTAATACTGCTGTTAGTGGTTCAGGTAGCACGATTACTGTTAACGTAAGCCCTGCGGTTATTACTGCTGGTCAGTTCCAGAACGTATCTATCCCTTCTACTTCAGCAACTGCTGCTGTTAGCTTCTTTAATAGCTCTGGTACTGTTTCCCCACAAAACATCATCATGCACCGCAATGCGTTTACTCTAGCAGTAGCCGACCTTGAGTTGCCAGAGGGTGTTCACTTTGCTGGTCGTGCAAGCGACAAGGAAATCGGTCTGTCAATGCGTGTAGTTCGTCAATACACCATTAACAACGACTCTATTCCTACTCGTTTAGACGTTCTGTATGGTTGGGCTAACTTGTATCCTGAACTCGCTTGCCGTGTTGCAGCTTAATTCACGAATAACGAAAGGAAACTAAAATGTCTAATCCAGGACCAGCAGTAACTACCTCGATTCACCCACAAGTTTTAGGCTCTAACCAAGCATTGCGTTTGATCGCAACTGCTCAAGGTGTTAGCTTGGCAACTTTAGGTGATACCGCAGTTAACGTAATTGATGTAACTAGCTATGTTCCAGTATCCGTTATTACGGCTAACTGTAACAACGCTGGCGCAGCAGTATCCACAGGAAGCACTTATTTAGGTGTTTACACAGGCTTATCGGCTGGTGGTACAGCTATTTACACTAAAGCGGCTTTAGCAACTAACACAACTACTGCTAACGCATCAGTTGTAGCTGCAACTTTAGTAGCAAGTGCAACATCTGCTCAAACTTTGTATGTAAACGTATCTTCTGCTGCTGTAACAGGCACAATTGACGTATATGTATATGGTTACGATTTGTCAGCACAGTAATCTGTTGTAAAATAGAAGCCCACCCCTTAAAAAAGGGTGGGTTTTTAACATTCTGAGGGGAGTTTATGAAAAGCGTAATGATTGCAATGCCTTGCTATTCAGCAAAGGTACACTTTCCGACTATGAGAGCTATTTTGTTAGATGCGATCAATATTATTGGTCGTGGCGATAAATTTAGCATGGCAGAGGATATTGGCAATAGCGACATAGCAGGCTCAAGGGGCGCATTATTTGCTGCTTTTGTACGTTCTAAAGCCGATACATTAGTGTTTGTTGATGATGACGTATTTTGGGAGCCAGGAGCGTTAATTCAGCTAATTGATTACCCTGTAGATTTAGTAGGTGGTATTTACCCTAAGAAGCAAGACCCATTTGAATGGCCTTTTAAAATAGCCGAAAAAGAAGAATATCGCAATGATCCTGAAACAGGCTTAATGGAAGTATTGGGATTACCTGGCGGCTTTATGAAGATTAGCCGTAATTGTGCTGAAAAAATGATTGAGGCTTATCCTCGTCAAACTTTGCGTAGCGTAGGCGAATATACTCAGTTTTGGCCTTTATTTGATCCTTATGAAATGCCTGATGGCAATCGTTTAAGCGAAGATTTCAGCTTTTGCCAAAGATGGGTAGATATAGGTGGCAAAGTATGGGCAAATCTTGAATTTGAGCTAGGTCACATTGGTTACAAAACTTTTAAAGGAAGTTGTGGAAAACACTTGAGAGATCAACAAAACAATGTAAAATAGTTGTAGATTTACCACACTACCCCTTTGCAAAGGAAAAATTATGTCTAGTACCACAGTTACTCGTGGCAATTCCCACGAAACTTTTTATATCGCTCCATCTATTACCCCATCTGCTGTAGCAGCAAATATTACTGCTGCTCAGACTTTTAGCTTGCCTGGCTTACAAACTACAGATTATATTCAATCTGGTGGTTATATTGCCAATCAAACAAATGGTATTTTCATTGCTGAAGCCGATTGTTTGACTGCTGGCGTATTAACAGTTCAATTTGGTAACGTAACAACTGGTAGTTTAACTCCGGCTGCTGGCGTTTATGAGTTCCAAATTACTCGCTTAGAAGGCCCAGCACCATCTACTGCTGTTTAAGGATAAATCATGGCAAACGTATCAGCTTATAGATTTGTTGGCCCGACAACGGCTATTGCAGTAACTACATCTAGTTCAACTTCTGTAACTATTACCCCTAATGGTAATGATCAAGCGAACTTTTGTGGTTTTTTAAACGTAGGTACAACACCTATTGCTATTACTATTGCTCCAGCCGTTGCAGGAACAACGACAACTGCTGCGGCAGCCGTTCTCCCAACAGGTGGAAATAGCTCACAGAGCTTTGTTTTAGGCATTTCAATGTCACAGCCTACTGTGATTGCTGTACCGCCTAGCTTTGCTATTACAGCTATTGGAACAGCTAATACGCTATATGTATTGCCTATGGTCGATCAAAACTAAGGAATAATTATGGCAAACCCAGGCGTAGCAAGTAGTTCAGTTATCAATCTATTGCCAGTTCAGGCTGAATACGATGCCAATAACAACTGTTTAGGTTTATATGGTCAAGGTGGTAATGCTTTATATGCCCCATACAATGCAAGTGCATTGTCTATTGGCAATAATTTAGTTGCTTCTACCACGCTTCCTACAGTTTCTAGTGGTTTTGGCACAAGCCCTACTGTTCTTGCTAGTAGCACTTTTTGTTTTAAAGTAACAGTCGGCACAGGTGGCGCAGCGAACGGAACAATTAGCCTTCCTACAGCCCCTAATGGTTGGTTAGCTTTTGCTGCCGATGTAACAAGTGGAAGCTCATTGTTTTTACAGCTAACAGGTAGCACAGCAACATCAGTTACATTTACTAGCTATTCTGTTACAACAGGCGCTGCTGCAAATATGTCTGCTGGAGATGTGGTTTTAATTAACTGTATTGCCTATTAAAGGTAATTTATGTCTAGCATAAATGATTCTGTAACCCAGAATCTACTGCCTGTCCAAGCGTATTTTAACTTGGATGGGTCGTTTAATACGTTTATAGGGCAGAATATGCCCTTTTACGCTACTACTAATCCTGTTCAATCAGGGTTAACCATTACCAGCAGTACTATTGATAGTACGACTATTGGTGCTACATCGCCATCTACAGGGGTTTTTACTAATGTATCAGCAACAACAGGTCAAATTAGCACTACACCTAGCTCTAATACTGATATTGCTAATAAGTTTTATGTTGATACTGTAGCGCAAGGTTTAGGCCCTAAAGCTGCTTGTCAAGTTGCTACAACAACAAATATAACGCTCTCAGGGCTTCAAACGATTGATGGATACACTACCCTAGCTGGTGATCGAGTTCTCGTCAAGAATCAATCATCTAGCCAATATAACGGCATTTATTTAGCATCTGCATCAACTTGGACTCGTTCTACAGATATGGATGTCTGGTCAGAAGTGCCAGGCGCATATACAGTCATTTTGAATGGCGGTCAAGCTGATACCGGTTGGGTTTGTACTGCAACACAATCTGGAACAATTAATGTAACAGCAATGCCTTGGGTGCAATTTTCAGGCGCAAATACTTATTTTGCAGGCACAGGACTGTCGCTTTTAAGCAACACTTTTAGCATTACAAATACTGGTGTATCAGCAAGCACATACGGCTCTGCAAGCGCAGTTCCTGTTATTGCAGTAAATGCTCAAGGTCAAATTACTAGCGCAACTACAACTTCTATTGCAATTAGCAATACTCAAGTTAGTGGTCTTGGCACAATGTCCACTCAAAACGCTAATAGCGTAGCGATTACAGGCGGGTCAATTAATGGAACAACTATTGGGGCTTCTTCTGCTTCAACTATTATTGGTACTACCATTACTGCTAATAGTAGTTTTAGCGGTGCTGGAACTGGGCTAACAGGCACAGCAAGCGGATTATCTATCGGTGGAAATGCTGCAACTGCTACAACAGCAACGACTGCAAGCTCTGTAACAAATAGCATTACATTTAATTCAAGCGGTACTGGTGGCGCATCGCCTGTAAGTTATAACGGCTCTACAGCCCCTACAATCTCATATAACACTATTGGCGCACCTAGCACATCAGGAACAGGCGCAAGTGGTACATGGGGTATTAGCATTTCAGGCAACGCTGCAACTGTCACAAATGGCGTATATACAACTGGTAGCTACTCAAATCCTAGCTGGATTACATCAATTCTAGGCTCAATCGTAAGCGGTGCAGTAGCATCTGCTACATCAGCAACCAATTTGTCAGGTGGTTTAGCAGGCTCTTTACCTTATCAATCAGGCGCAGGCGCAACGACTTTCTTAGGAATTGGCTCTGCAAACTATGTATTAACGTCTAGTGGCTCTGCTCCTCAATATGTAGCGCAAAGTACGCTTTCAGTAGGTTCTGCCACAACAGCTACGACTTCTACTAATCTAGCTGGTGGCGTTGCCGGAGCTATTCCTTGGCAATCTGCTTCAAGTACAACAGGCTTTACTGCTGCTGGCACAACAGGTCAAGTATTAACTTCAGCAGGCACAGGAACTCCTACTTGGACTACCCCAACGTCTTATGCAACTGTAACTGATGACACCACTACAAATAGCACTCGTTATCCTTTGTTTGCAAATCAAACAAGCGGAAACCTATCAACGGAATATACAAGCTCTACTAAGCTCCAATACAACCCTTCTACAGGCATTTTTACAGCTACAGGGTTTAGCGGATCAGGCGCATCGCTAACAAGTTTAACTGCTGGAAATCTATCAGGAACGATTCCAAGTGGTGTTTTAGGCAATTCTACTGTTTATATTGGCACTACTGCTATAGCTTTAAATCGTGCAAGCGGATCAATTAGTCTAACAGGAACAAACATTGACGGAAGCGCAGGATCAGCTACAACTGCTACAACTGCGACTACTGCAACAAACGCTACAAACGTAGCCATTACTGACGATACAACAACAAATAGCGATTATTACGTTACTTTTGTCAGCGCATCATCAGGCAATACAGGTTTAAAAACAAGCTCAACTAAGTTAAAATATCATCCATCAACAGGAGCATTAACCGCTTCTACAATTTATATAGCACCATAGGAAAAAATCATGGGTCAATTAGTCTTTCAAGCAACAGCGGGTGGGCAAACAGCCTTAGTTGGCCCTAATCCTTCTACCAATTTTTCACTTAATGTGCCAGCAGTTAATAGCACTTTAGCAACTTTAGCTGCCCAGACTTTTACAGGTCAACAAACTGATACGGTAGATGCTTCTATATCAGGTCTTACTGTTGGTAAGGGTGGTGGTGCTGTTAGTACGAATACTGCGGTGGGTTATCAAGCTACATATAGCAATACCACAGGATTTAACTTAACAGCTATTGGTTACCAAGCTCTTTATTCCAACACTACTACTCAAAATAGTACAGCAGTAGGTTATCAAGCTGGATATACAAATACTACAGGTTCTATAACTGCTGTTGGATATAGGGCTTTATATTCAAATACAACAGGACAATCTAATACTGCAGTTGGTGGTTTTTTCAATGCTACTGGACCTTTATATTTAAACACAACAGGTAATTATAATACAGCGATTGGTGAAGGAGCTTTAACTTCAAACACCACCGCATCTAATAACACCGCAATAGGTTTTCAAGCTGGATACACATTAACTACTGGAAGTGCCAATGTCTATATTGGTACTGATTCTACCCCATCTTCAGCTACAGTAATTAATGAAGTTGTAATTGGAAATTATGGTGCTGTTGGAAAAGGTGCAAGTACAGGATATATCTATGCTAATGCTGGTGGTGTATATCAAGGCAACAATTCTACTTTATGGTCTATTACTTCTGACCAAAGACTCAAAAAGAACATTGTTGATAATACCGATGGTTTAAATAAAATTATCGCAATTCAAGTACGCAACTTTGAATACCGCACAGCCGATGAAGTAACTGAATTAGAACCACAAAACGCTATTAATATTAAAGGTGTTCAACTAGGTGCAATTGCCCAAGAACTTCAAGCCATCCTTCCTGATTGCGTTAAAACAGAATCAACTGGTGTAATGTCAGTAGATGCAAGCAATTTAACTTGGTATCTTGTAAACGCAGTAAAAGAACTTAATGCTAAAGTAATTGCATTGGAGAATAAATAATGTTAGAACTAACACCTGAACAAGAAGTGGCAAAAAATTATTCCGCAGCACTTGATAGCGTAAACCTACTCAACGCTGGCAAGCCTGAAGATATGACTACTGAAGATTGGGCAGATACAGTTAAGCGTAATAAAGAACACCTTGAAATTCAAATTGCTAAAGGTGCAGAATATTACGGTTCTAATGATTTAACCCCATTTCAGAATGCTATTAAATAATGTTTACTTGGAAAATCCTAGAAGTTTCTGCTAAAGATGGTGTGATTACTCATGTTCGTTATCACGTTACAGCATCAAACGAAGATAAATCAGTAGAAACTGAAGGTAATTGGTATTTTGATTGTCCTAGTGCTAAGATTGAATTTGATAAAGTAACAGAAGAAATGGTTGCAAGTTGGATTAAACAAGAAGCACAAAAAGATGGCAAATGTCATATTACTGCTCGTTTAGAAGAACAATTAGAAGCATTAGAAAACAAAGTTGTGCCACCTTGGCAGCCTCAAGTATTTAAAGTAGGAATGTAAAATGACCACACCTTATGACATTGTTTCTAGAGCATTAAAAGACATAGGCGCATTAGAAGCTGGTGAAGCACCTAGCGATGATGCCGCTCAAGATGCTTTTGATATGCTTAATGACCTTGTAGATCAATGGTCAAACGAAGAAATGATGGTGTTCTATAAAAATGAAATCGTGTTCCCTATTGTTGCAGGACAAACTCAATATACGATTGGCCCTACTGGCGATATAAATGCAAGTTTTACAGGATCAATTGCAGGCAATATTTTGACAGTTACTAGCATAAATTCAGGCGCAATTAATGTAGGTCAAACTTTAAGTGGTACAAGCATTACATCAGGAACAACTATTGAAAAAATGCTCACAGGCGCAGGCAATAACGTCAATGAAGCAGGAACTTATCAAATCAATATTTATCAAAATGTAAGCTCTACAACAATTACAGCTTATTATCAAAGACCATTAAGTATTGATTCAGCATTTGTACGCATTAATACAAATAGTAATGGTGTACCCATTGTCAATGGTGGCTTGGACTACCCAATCTCTATTCTTGCAGTAGAAGATTATCAAATGATTGGTTTAAAGACTTTAAATGGGCCTTGGCCTAAAGCTCTTTATTATCAGCCTAGCGAAACATTAGGTAACATTTATGTATGGCCTAATCCATCGCAAGGCGAAATGCACATCTTTACAGATAATTTATTTCAACGCTACACAAATCTAAATGATACGATTATTCTTCCACAGGGCTACACAATGGCTCTCAGATGGTGTCTAGCAGAACGTTTGATGCCTATGTATGGCAAAGCTAGTGCAACGCAAATAACGATGATTAATGCCTATGCAGCGCAAGCTAAAGCTACTGTTAAACGTATCAATATGAAACCTGTTCAATCTGCAAGGTTTGCTGATGCTATGTTGGCTTCTCGCCAACGTGATGCCGGGTGGATACTTTCGGGAGGCTTCTTCCGCTAAGGTTTGATCTTAAGTGGTGTATAATTAACCCCATGAACTTTTACATATATCAACACCGAAAAGCTGATACCAACGAAATATTTTATGTTGGAAAAGGAAAAAACACACGCTTAAATCAAAGCAAAGGTCGTAATGAATATTGGCATCGTGTAGTTGCTAAACATGGATTTATTGCAGAACATATTGCACAAAATTTAGATGAAGAATTGGCCTTTCTTGCTGAAATGGAAGCCATTGATGTTTACCGCAGGCGTGGGATTAAATTAGTAAATGCCACAGATGGTGGCGAAGGTGCATCTGGTTATAAACACACAGAAGAACATAAAGCCAGCCTTAAAGGCAATAAAAATGGCGCATCTTCTTGGGGAATGACTTTTAAAGGAAAAAAGCATACTAAAGAATCTTGCGAACAAATGTCTTATGCTCGTATTGGCAATAAAAATAAACTTGGAAAAAAAGTATCAGAAGAATCTAAACAAAAAATGAGCGCAGCAAAACTTGGCAAACCAATTGTTGCAAAACGTATTTTATCTTTAGATAAAGTATTAGAAATTCGTCAACGTGTCGGATATAGGAATATTGCTATGCTTGCAAGAGAATATGGCGTGGGAGAATCTACAATTAGAAGAATCCGTGATGGCGAAGCGTATAAGGATGTTAAATAAATGGCAGATTTTGGCTTTGTTGGCGCATCGTACACAGCTCCGTCTATTTATCAAGATGATTCCGAATGCATCAATTGGCGACCTGAAATTGATCCAACTAAAGGTCAAGGCGCAAGAGGCGTTGTTGCTTTATATCCTACCCCTGGTCTTACTAACGTTGTAACGCTACAAAATGCTCAAGTAGTTCGTGGAATGAGAACGGTTTCCGGTGGTAATTATTGCGTTGTTGTATGTGGCCCATACGTTTACGTTTTAAATTCTAGCTTTAGTCCTACTATTATTGGGCAATTAAATAGCTCAACAGGTCAAGTAGGAATCAGCGATAACGGCACAAACGTCTATATTGTTGATGGATCATATCGTTATACATGGCGCATTTCAGCACCTAGCGCAGCAGTATTTCAAGGCACAATCTCTGGCACGACTCTTACAATAACAAGAATCATTAGCGGCACAATTGCTGCAAATCAAGCATTGTTTGGTATTGGCGTTCCTAATGAAACAGTCATTGTTAGTGGTAGCGGATCAACTTGGACAATTAATAATTCAGCAACTATTGCAACTGCTATACAAATGAACTCTGCTACTGTAGCTGGGGTTATAACTGCTTCTATATCAGGGTCAACCCTTACTGTAACAGCAGTCACAAGTGGAACAATTTACCCAGGTCAAACCATTCAAGGAACAAGCGTAACAGCTAATACTGTAGTGACAGCTTTAGGTTCTGGAAATGTTTTAAGTCAATCAATAGCAACAGCAGGCACAGGATACGCTGTAAATGATACAGTAACAATTTTAGGTGGTGTTTATGGCAATAGTCCAGCAACTTATACTGTTACAGGAATTACATCAGGCGTTCAAACTTTAGGAACAATTACACCTGGCTCTAGTTATACTGATGGAACTTACACAGGAGTTCAACTTACTTATGTAAGTGGAGCAACAGCAACAACTTACCCTACTGCAAATATTGTAATTTCAGGCGGTGCAATAACTTCTGTAACATTGGCTTCACCTGGCAAAGGATTTACAAACACAGGAACAATATTATCTGCAACAGCAGCTTCTATTGGTGGAACAGGATCAGGATTTAGTATTCCTGTAACTGCACTAGCTCCTGGAGCGCCAACAACATTAAGTCAAACTTATGCTGGTTCTTATACTTCTAATCCATCAAATCCAGTAGCTACATCTTCAAATGGCGCAGGAACAGGGTTAACCTTTAACCTTACTTTTGGTACAGGTACGGGCAACACAGGTAATTATGTTGTAAATGGAACACAAACTGTTTCATCTGAAACAATGTATTTGCTGAACTTTAGTATATTGCCTAGTTCAGATGGTGCATTTACAGGCGGTTCAATAATAGATATTGTAGATAACTACTTTGTTTATAATCGCCCTAATACTCAACAATGGGCAGCTTCTAATCTTCTTAGCCCTATTACTTACGGATTAAGCTATGCAAGCAAGTTTACAGGGCCTGATAACCTTGTTTCTTTAGTTTGCGATCATGGACAAGTCTATTTATTAGGCGAACAAACTAGTGAAGTATGGGCAGATCAAGGTACATTCCCATTTGCTTTTCAAAGAATTCCTGGCTCATCAAGTCAGCATGGTTTAGCTGCCGCCAATTCAATAGCTCGTTTAGGCAATTCTTTTGCTTATGTAGCTAAAAACAATCGTGGTCAAGCTGAAATAGTCATTATGAATGGATATTTTCCGCAAAGAATATCAACTCATGCTGTAGAAAACACGCTTGTTAACCAAAACATTTCTGATGCTATTGCTTATACTTATCAATTAGAAGGCCATGAGTGTTATGTAGTGACATTCCCTAGCCTTGATATTACTTGGGTGTATGACATTACTACTCAACTATGGCACAAATGGTTATGGACAGACTCTCAAAACAATTACCATCGTCATCGCTCAAATTGCTCTGCGTTCTTTCAAAACGTAGTATTAGTAGGCGATTGGCAAAATGGTCAGATTTACCAATTAGACCCTAACAATTACACAGATAATAGCGATGCTATACGCAGATTGCGTAGATGCCCGCATTTGACTACAGACTTGCAACGTCAATATTTTGACGAATTACAAATACAATTTCAACCAGGTGTAGGAACTACAGGACTATCAAACACAGAAGGTAATCTTGTAGGTGATCCTTTAATTATTGGCCCATTAAACACTTATTTAATTGGTTTTAATAACGATATAATTATAGGTTTAGATCAAAATTTAAACGCTTTAACGCCTACTACAAACCCACAAGCTATGTTGCGTTGGTCATCAGATGGCGGCTCAACATGGTCAAATGAACATTGGTCAACAATAGGTAAAACAGGAAAATACAATAATCGTATTATTTGGCGCAGATTGGGTTGGGCAAGAGATCGAATCTATGAAGTAGTGGTTACAGACCCTATAAACGCTGTAATCGTATCCGCTAACCTTAAAGCAAGCGTAGGGGAAAACTAATGGCTAATGTTTTATGGGGTAACAGTCAATCAAATAGTTACCCGAATACACCTGTTTTAGACGAACAAACAAAAATGCCTACAAGGGCATGGCAACAGTATTTTTTGAATATATTGAACTTTACAAGCGCAACAAACGCAACAAAAGGGACAGGAACGC